ACGCGATCGCCGCCTCGGTGCGCCCTGACGGCACGGTGTGCTCGAACGACTGGCGCGGCCTGATCCCCACCTGGGTCTACCCCCGCGTGATCGGCGCGACAGTGAACGCCCTCACGAAGGCCCGGGTCCTCACACCGACGGGCCAGTGGGTGATCTCCGACGACGTCCACGGACGCAACGCCGGCCGACCCGCCCGTGTCTACGCCTGGCGGTGTCCGTGATCGACGACGACCCGCCCGTCGAGGAGTTCCCCGACAACAGGGGCATCGACCCCGCCACCGGCACCCACCTGACCATCGACCTTCTGGAGGAGACCGCATGACCGCCGTAGCCGACCACCCCACGCTGCACCAGGCCGAGACTCTCGGCGAGATCCAGCTCGACGCCGAGTACCTCACGAGGGCGCTGCGCGCCGCCCTGCCCCACGTCTCCAAGGACGACGACCTCCCCGCACTTCACTGCGTCCGCCTCACGATCGAGGCCGGGATCATGGTCACCGCGACCGACCGGTACACCGCGGCGTTCGCGTGGATCCCGCCCGAGCATCTCGACGACTACGACGGCACTGCCTGGGTCGCCGACCTGCTCCCCGAGGACGCGAAGCTCCTCGTCGACATGTTCACCCCCGGCAAGGACGAGCAGATCACCCTGCGACTGTCCGCCACGAGCGACCAGATCCACATCCGCGACGTGTCCGGGCTGTTCGCCGGCCGTGAGCTGCTCGTGCCGCACCCCGCCGGTGGCGACGCCGTCCCGGACCTGCGCAGGCTGCTCCGCACCGTCATCACCACGGACACCGCGCCCGTGCCCAGCGCCACGTGGGCGTTCCAGCCCGCACTGTGGGCCAGGTTCGCCCGCTCCGCCGCTGCCTACAAGGAAACCGTCATGGAGCTCGACCCCGGTCGCACGCCCGGCTCCGCGTTCCGCGTGACCATCGGCCAGTACTTCGCCGGCTTGGTCATGCCCGTGACCCAGTCCGCCGACATCGACCCCGACAGCACCCGCCGTCTGTGGCTCGACCGGCTCCCCGAGGACAACGCATGACCACCCACGAAGACCTCTGCCCTGACGACACGGTCTGCTATGAGGGCGACGGCTGGCTGTGCGACCTCGTCAACGAAGTACGCCTCCACACCCTGCAGCTGGCACTGGCCACAGTCGACAAGGGTGGCCGCGCCGCGACTCAGCTGCAGGCACTCCTCGCCGAGCACGACACCCAGACGGGTGATGCGGCATGAGCCGGCTGATCGCCTGGTGGCGCCGGGTGTCCCCGTGGGCGAGGGCCCGCGCGGCTGATCGTGCTCTTCGCGACGTGCAGGGCGCACTTCTGGTCCTCGAGCGGGATGTGCGCGCTCACCGGGAGCGCATCCTGCACCTGACCCGGGTCACCCAGCGGGACCAGGCCGACCTCGAGTCGCTCGCGGAGCAGCTCGGCCGCGCCTGGGACGCACGCGACTCCGCACGCCGAGTCGCCGTCACCCTCGACAACGAGAACCGCTGCGCAGCCGATCTCCTGCGCCTGGCGCACGGCTCCCTCGCGAAGCTCGCCGCCGACCCGCCGGAGTGCTTCGACCGGATCGATCAGGACCTGCACTACCTGATCGGAGCGTTCCTGCGCACCCAGACAACCATCCCCGGCGATCGCTCCGAACGCGCGTCGGCAGGTGCGCCGTGAGGGAGTGGATCAGCGGGCGGGACCACCGATGGGTGATGCGCTGCGACTACCGAGACGGCAAGGGTCGCCGATGCCCCACCACGAGTGAAGCGTTCGACACGCAGCCCTCGCTCGACCTGTTCCGCATCAGGGGCTGGTACATCGCGAAGCTGTTCGGCGACCGGTGCCCCGAGCACGCCCCATCAGCCTCGGCGGCCGGCTAATGCCCCGCCTGGCCCCGGAGGCCCGCAACGCCGGCACACGCGTCAACCCCGGCGTCACCGTCCACCACTGGTCCTGCGCCCTGTGCCCGGCTCGGGGCACCGCCACCAGCCGGCTCCGCGCCACGCTCGCGCTCGAGGCCCACAACCAGCAGCACCGGGGGCCGTCATGACCCCGTGCACCGAGCGCCCCTACCGGACCTGGACAGCCGCCCGCATGGCCCTCTACCGGGAGCAGGAGCTCGCCGGACACCGCCGGCGCCACCGGGGACTGATCCGCTACTGCGGGCCGTGCTTCTCGTTCCACATTCAGTCTCCACCGGCAGCCCGGAGGCCACGTTGAGCGTCCCACGCGGCACATGCGGACTGTGCGACGAGTCGATGCCGGTAGTCGAGGTGCTCAACCATCTGCGCCTGCTGCATCCCGAGGAGTACGGCGACGGGTTCGCAACGTGGCCCGACGGGGAAGCGGTCGTGATTGACGACACGTTGGACCCGAGCGACTTCGGCAAGGAGGCAAGCGCATGACCGACCACCAGGACATCGACCCGCTGGACAAGGCCGTGGCGCTGTTGAAGACCATCGGCCTCGACATCACCTACACCGATGAGGGGCTGCGGGTCGTCGCGGAGCAGATCGGACGGTTGTACCTCATTCACGACGGGGGGCAGGCATGAGCGCCGAGCATCTGCCCGAGTGCCCGTGCTTTGGGGCAGGCAGCAGGCACGAGCGCCTGTACCACTCATCCCCAGCCGTAACGGAGTTCGGGCCTTGCCCCAAGTGCATCTGCGACCGGCTGCGCGTCTGCCGTGAGCGCACGCTGGACGAGATGCGGGCTGCGGTAGTCAAGTCGCATCGCTGTGACCGAGTCGAAACCATGCATGGCTACCTGTGCTGGATTTCCGGGCATGAGCAGTGGTGCCGCGACATGGCCGCCATCGACGCTCTGCAGGGGAAGGCATGAGCCCCCGGTCGCGGGCCCAGCAGCGCCACTGGAACGACGGCTACGCCGTCGGCTACAGGGCCGCCCACACCGTCCTCCAGCGTGAGCTTCGCGCCGAGTACGACGCCCGGCTGCGCGTCCACGGCTCCATCACCGCCCTGGTCCGCCACTGGCTCCAGCGCCGCATCCAGAGAGCGACCCGACGCCCATGACCACCTCCGCGCCCCGCTGCCACCGCCACCTCGACGAGCCGACCCTTCATCCGTGCGGGGCATGCAAGGAGGCCCGCCACGAGTTCGAGGAGTGGACCCGCGACCAGGAGCTGGGCCGGCAGGAGGCGGACCGGCAGGCCCGCCGGCAAGAGGTCGCCCGGATCCGTGCCGCGATCGACGCCTGCGCCCTGTGCGACGACCAGGGCTGGGCAGGCGGCTACCTGTGCCGGCACGATCCCGACGCGGCCGAACGGGCACGCCGCGGCATACAGGCGTGCCGTGAAGCACTCGAGGCGGCGCGATGACCGGCCCCAGCCGCGAGGTCCGCGCCACAGTCCTGGAACGTGCACAGGGCCGCTGCGAGCGCTGCCGTGGGCCTCTGGACGGCCCGTGGGGCTACTCGCTTCAGCATCGGACCCCGCGCGGTGCTGGCGGTACCCGCAGGCCGTGGGTCAACGCCCCCACGAACCTGATCGCTCTGTGCGGTTCCGCCACTTCACCTGGCGGCTGCCATTACTGGGCCGAGTCCCAGCGCAGCGTCGCGACCGCCCTGGGCTACCTGTGCCGGATGGGCGACCATCCCGACGAGATCCCGTTCATGGACATCGACGGCCGCTGGTGGCTCCTCGTCGACGACCAGAAGACCCCGTTCCTCCTCCCTGCCGCCCTCACCCAGCAGATCGCGCTACTCACTCAAGGAGCCTCCTGATGCCGCGCCAGCCCAAGCGCCTGTACGTGCCCCTCGACGTCGCGTTCTTCGACGACGACAAGATCGAACAGGCCGGGGAGAAGGCCGCCTACCTGTACCTGGCCATGCTGGCCAAGGCCAAGACCATCGACAGGGACGGCGTCCTCACCAAGGGCCAGATCACCCGTCTGGGCATCCCCGGGACTCCCGCCCGCCTGAAGGCCCTCCTCGACGCCGAGCTGGTCTTCGAGCTGCCCATGCAGCGCGACGTGTACGCCATCGGTGCATGGCATCGCTGGAACGAGTCCGCCGAGGACCGCGCCCGCCGACTGAAGGAGGACCGGGAACGCAAGGCGAGGGAGGCAGCCGAACGAGCCAAGTCGAACCAGTGACCATTCCGTTCGGATTCCAGCCGGATTCCGAACGGAAGCGCACTGGATTCCACCCGGAATCGGGGTGGAATCCGAACGGATTCTGTTCTCAAGTAAGCAAGTAAGCAAGCAGAACTCTCAGGTTCGTAGACCCCGTCACTAACCGCCCGCGCGCAGTCGAGGAGAACCCCCACCGATGAGCCAGGCCACCACCGCGCTCTGCACAGCGCTCCATGACCGGCCACGCCGGGCTCTCGACGGTCTCGTCGTCTGCGAATGGCACCGCCGAACCGCTCTCGACGCGACCGCACAGCTCCCCGCCCTTCACGACCACCTCGCCGAATGGCTCCCCGCCCCCTCGAGCACAGGACCCACCCGCGGCACCTCCGACCCCGGCCTGAAGGTCAACCACGCCGTCATCCGAACCCGGGACAACATCCGCCAGCACCTGCGCTCCTGGATCGCGATCGGCCTCGAGGAAGGCCCCTGGACACAGGCACCCGACCCCGCCCTGCCCATGTTCGCCGAGTGGATCTGCACCCGCATCGACTGGTACTGCGCCCAGGACTGGTCGGCCGAGTTCGTCACCCAGACCCTCGAGCTGCGACGCGAAGGCCGCTCCCACCGCCAGGCGAACCAGGCGCGCGTGTTCGAGATCGGCCAGCCCTGCCCCGAACCTGACTGCACAGGCACCCTCGTGGCGACGATTAGGCCCGCCGATGACCTGCTTCCGTCCCACGTCCGCTGCGACATCGCGACCCTCGACGACGACGGCAACCCGATCCACGTCTGGCCAGCCGACAAGTGGCTCATCCTCGGCCGCGGAGTCCTCAAGCGCGAGGAGACCGCGTGACTCATCCAGTGCACACGGGGTATCTCAGCGTGGTGGAGATCGCAGCGGCCTGTCGCATCACACCGTCCCTGGTCTACAAGCTCGCCGAACGGCACGCCTGGCGCCGCTACCGACTTGGCCGGACCATCCGGTACCGATGGGACGACGTGGCCGACACGATGCGGCGGAGGGCCGATGTCCTTGCCAACCGTCACACCGCGCTGTCAGAATCAGAAACCTAGGTTCCTGACCTATGCCCTCAAGCCCCGAGCCACCCGGCCGGGGCTTCACCATTCCGGGACGAAGTCATGACCCGAAGAGGCCCGGATGACTGGGGCGGACGACGGGCTACCGAAGCGAAGACCACCTGCCAGCAGCTCTACGGATGGACATGCTGGCTATGCGGACACCCCATCGACGACCCCGACGACTACACCGTCGACCACGTCAAGGAACGGAACACTCACCCGCACCTGACCTGGGAGCCGTCGAACTGGCGGCCGGCCCACGGGCGGAAGCATCTCGAGCTCGGCTGCCCAGGCAACTTCGGTCGCTCGAGCAGGCGGCAAGACCGGCCGAGCATGTGGATCGCCGATGGCTGGTGAGCCGAGATCACTTTTGAGATCGACTGCGGTGACCCACGAACGCCCCCTGCCCTTTTTCTCCCTCCCGCGATGTCAACGGCAACGCTAAGCGCAACGCTAACCCCGACAGGAGCCCGCGATGCAGGTCGTGTGCGCACACTGCGGCGGCCGTTTCGAGGCCAAGCGGAGCACTGCGAAGTACTGCTCGGACCAGCACCGGATGTCTGCTGCCAAGGCCCGGCGGTCATCGGGCAATGTGGTCCCCCTGGCGCCGGCCGCCGGCAAGAAGCGCACGCTCAGGATCATCGAGTCCACGCCGACCGAGGGACCCCTCACGGGACCGGTGGACTCTGACCCTCCGACGGAGATCCGCGACGTGACCGATGCGATCAAGCGGACCTACCGTCGCCAGCTCGACTCCCCGATGGGCCAGGTGGCGCTCAAGCTCGCACGCCTGCTGGACCGCGGCGGATCCGACGACCACTGCGAGGCGCTGTCCCGAGAGCTTCGGCAGGTGACGATGGCGATGGATGCCAGGGCCGCGGCCGATGACCAGGACGAGGATCCCGTCAGCCGTGCACGCAGGCGCCACCACGGCAGTTAGCGCCCCGCCGTCCCACTTCTACGTGCCGGACGGCGCGGTCTTCACAATCGCCGACGAGATCGCCGACCTGATGGTCGACCTCGGGTACCAGGTGGACGAGCCGGAGAAGCTGGCGTGCCGGGCCCTGTATGCCCAGAAGGCGGACGGGGACTGGATCGGACTGGAGTCCGGGATCGTCTGCGGGCGGCAGAACATCAAGACCACGGTCATGCTGGCCGGGGCCATTCACGACCTCTTCGTCCAGGACGTCCCGAAGGTCAACTGGACGGCCCACGAGTTCAAGACCTCCACCGAGACGTTCGGTGAGTTCCGGCGGCTCATCGACTCGCACTCCTGGCTGTCCCGCCGGGTCAAGCGGATCCGCGAGTCGAACGGCAAGGAAGGCGTCGACCTCCACTCGGGGGCCCGCCTGAACATCCTGGCTCGATCGAAGCGATCGGGACGCGGCATGGCCAGCGGCCGGCTGTACGGGGACGAAGCGCTGTTCTGGACCGACCAGCAGCTCGGCGCAATCGTCCCGACGATGTCGGCCCAGAAGAACGCTCACCTGGTCCACGGATCCAGCCCCGGGATGCTGCTGTCGGCAGCGCTGCGGAGGCTGCGCGGTCGCGGCCGGTCCATGGCCGATCCGTACCTCGGCTGGATCGAGTGGGGAAGCCCGGTACGGCCCTGCGCGCGGGAGGACTGCGCGCACCGCCCGGGGACGGCTGGGTGCCAGCTGGATGATGAGCAGAGCTGGTGGCTGGCGAATCCTGCGCTGGACCGCCGGATCACGCGCGACTACGTCCGCCAGGAGCGCCTGGCGATGCCGGTCGAGGAGTTCGCTCGCGAGCGGATGGGCTGGTGGGAGGACCCGCTCGAGGAGGACGACGCCGGCCCCTATGACGTCGAGGGCTACGACGCGTGCCTGGACGAGGACGCGGCCCTGCCGGACGGGGCCACGGTCGTGTTCACGCTGGACATGTCTTGGGACCGGTCGATGGTCCACGTGGCGGTGGCCGGCTTCCTGGAGCCTGGGGTGCCCTACACGCGGGAGATCGCGCGCATGTCGCCGTCCGACCTGCCCGGATGGCTCCCCTCGAGGATCCGCCGGTGGGCACCGCTCGCGATCGGACTGCAGGGCGGATCGTCGCCGGCGGCGAGTCTCCAGCCTGACCTGGCCGAGGCCGGCGTCGATGTGAGGCTGCTAAACGGAGCTGAGATCGCCGCGGCATGCGGCCGGCTCAAGGACATGATCGCCGACCGGTCGTTCAAGCACCCGGACGAGCCGCAGATCCAGGCAGCGATCCAGAGGGTCGTGGTCCGGTCGCTGGGTGACGGCTGGGTGATCGATCGCAAGAAGTCGCCGGTGGACGTCGCCGGCCTCGTCGCTGAAGCGGAGGCGCTGTGGCTGCTGGAACACGTGGTCGGGTCCGCGGACTACTCGCTCGCCGACTCCGTCCACTGACCGGCCGCCCGACCGTGGTGACCACGGTCCTGGACATCGTGGGCGCCCTTGCGCTCACCGCAGGTGTTCTCGTGCAGTGGGGTCTGGGGTGGTCGCTCATGACCGCCGCGGGACTGTGCCTCGCCGCGTCCCGGCAGATGACCAGGGGTAGCGGATGAGCCTGTTCTTCCAGAGGTCGACCGCGACTCTGCAGGCGACCATGGTCGCGCAGGGTGTGGACATGAGGAGCGCGGGCAAGGGCGCCGTGGCCACCTCCGACACTGCGCTTCGCCACTCGGCCGTGTGGGCATGTCTTCGCCTGAGGGCCGACCTGGTCTCCACGACGCCGCTGGACGTGTTCCGGCGGGTCAAGGGCGTGCAGATCGAGATGCCACGGCCGCCGCTCTTCTCGGAGCCCGGAGGCCCGGGCATCGAGCTCGAGGAGTGGCTGTACTCCTCGCAGATGGATCTCGACCGATTCGGGAACACGGTCGGGGTGATCACCGAACGCGACGGCCTGGGGAAGCCTCGCCGGATCGAGCTTGCCCCGATGCAGGACGTGTCCGTGCACGTGCGCCAGGGAATGCTGGACCACTACCGGATCGCCGGAACGAAGTACGACCCGAGCGACATCTGGCACGAGAAGCAGTTCACCGTCCCCGGGCTGGCCGTCGGCCTTTCCCCCGTGGCCTACGCCGCCTGGTCGCTGGGCACCTACCTGTCAGCCCAGGAGTTCGCGCTGGCTTGGTTCGACTCCGACGCGGCCCCCGCCGGGCACCTGCGCAACACCCTCAAGCCCACCGTTGACGAGCCTGACGCGAAGGCGATCAAGGCACGGTTCAAGAACGCCGTCCGGGACCGCGACATCTTCGTCACCGGCCGGGACTGGGAGTACACCTTCCAGCAGGTCCCAGCGAACACGGTCATGTTCCTCGAGCAGCAGCAGTACGGCGTCGCGGACGCCGCCCGGTTCTTCGGCGCCCCCGGGGACCTCATCGGCGCGGAGACGTCGACCGGCTCGATCACCTACGCGAGCATCACGCAGCGGAACCTGCAACTGCTCATCATGAACCTCGGCCCGGTCTTCGTGCGCCGCGAGAAGGCCCTCAGCCGCGCGATCTACGGATCGCAGTACGCCAAGTTCACCACCGACGCAACCGTGCTCCGCATGGACCCGGAGGCCCGGTCCAAGACCATCCTCGCCAAGATCTCCGGCCGCGCGCTCGCCCCGTCCGAGGCCCGGGAACTGGACAACCTCCCGCCGTTCACCGACGAGCAGCTCGCCGAGTTCGACCGGCTCTTCGGCGCCCCCCGCCTCGACAAGCCCGCAGACAAGATCGGAGCCCCAGCGTGATCACGGTTGACGAAGCCGCGCAGCAGCGCGCCCAGGGGGTGCGCGCCCTGAAGGATCGACCGTCCCAGCGGCGGGCGTTCGAGAACGGTCCGCTCGGCTTCACCCGCGGCCTGTCGACCCAGACGCAGCTCCGCGAGTCTTCCTCGGGCAGCGGGCTCCTCCACTTCACCGGGCACGCCACCGTCTACGAGCGGGGCTACGAGATGTGGGACTACTGGGGCCCGTATACCGAGATCGTGTCCGCCGGCGCCGCCCGCTCGTCCCTCGCCCGGGGCGACCTGTCCGTCCCCCTGGTCCTCGACCACGAGCCCCTGCGCCGCATCGCCATCACCGACAACGGGTCCCTGTCCCTGTCCGAGGACGACATCGGCCTGCACGTCGACGCCCCGTCGCTGAACCCCAAGGACCACGACGTCGCCTACATCGCGGTCAAGTTCGCCGACGACCTGCGCTTCGAGATGTCGTTCCGGTTCCGCATCATCCGCGGGCAGTGGTCCCCGGACTACACCGAGTACCGCATCGACGAGTTCGACATCCACCGCGGCGACGTCGCGATCGTCGGCTACGGGGCCAACCCGCACACCACCGACTCCGAGCTCCGCGATGCCCCCGAGATCGTCCGAGCCCTCCGCGGCACCGACCTGATCCACGACTTCGACACCCAGCTGCGCTCCGTCCCCGCCTGAGCGCGCCCTGAACTCCCGGCCCATGCCGGGCAGCACCACCCTCCACCGCCCGACGCCCAGCGCGCACTGCCCGCTGCCTGTCGCCTGCTGCGAGGACCCACAAGTCCACCCAGACGAAAGGAGCCCTCAGCCATGAAGCTGAAGGAGCTGATCGACACCCTGGTGGCCCGTCGCGCCGGCAAGCTCGCGGAGCGCAACGGGATCGCCACCACGCTGGACGACCTGCGATCGGCCGAGACGGTCGACGAGGTCAAGGTCTCCGAGCTGCGCGCGAGCAAGAACGCGCTCGACGCGGAGATCGACGCCCTCAACGGCGAGATCGCCGACCTGCAGCGCGAGCTCGAGCGAGATGAGGCCATGAACCGCCTCGCCCAGGAGAGCGTCCCGGCGGCCCGCAAGCCCGCCTACGACGAGGTCGCACGCGTGGGCCAGGAGAAGCGGGCCTACAACCCCGACGTCGACCGGTCCGGGTCGGTGTTCCTGACCGACGTCGTGCGCAACGCGCTCTACGGGGACATCGACTCCCGTGAGCGCCTCGCCCGGCACATGTCCGAGGAGCGGGTCGAGCGCGCCGATTACCTGTCCCGTGGAGCCGTAGGCACGTCGGCGTTCGCCGGTCTCACGGTCCCGCAGTACCTCACGGACCTCGTGGCGCCGAACGCCAAGGCGGGCCGTCCGCTGGCCAACGTGTGCCGGCACCACGACCTGCCGGCCGAGGGGATGACGGTCAACATCTCCAAGGTCACGACCGGCACCACGGCCGACGTGCAGTCGTCGCAGAACTCGGGCGTCACCGAGTCGAGCATCGACGACACGCTGCTCACCCTCGACGTCCTCACGATCGAGAACTGGCAGTCCGTGTCCCGGCAGGCCGTCGAGCGGTCCACCGGCGCGCTCGACGTCACCGTGGACGACCTGATCCGCGGGTACCACACCAAGCTCGACTCGACGCTGATCAACCAGGCGACGACCGGGCTCACCAACAAGGCGGCCTCCACGGCGTACACCGACGCCGACCCGACCGCCGCCGAGCTGTACCCGAAGATCCTCGCCGCCCTGGCCGGGATCGAGGCGGTCCTGCTGGACCAGGCCGCCGACGGATCGATCGCCGTCATGCACTCCCGCCGCTGGTACTGGATGCAGTCCCAGGTCGGGACGTCGTGGCCGTTCATCGGCCAGCCGGGCATCAACGCCCAGCAGGGCGGCGTCAACTACGGCGAGCTCTACGGCCGCGGGTTCCGCGGCCTGCTCCCGAACGGCACCCCGGTCGTCGTCGACAACAACATCGCGACGAACCTGGGCGCCGGCACCAACCAGGACGAGATCTACCTGGTCAACGTGAATGAGGCGCACCTGTGGGAGGACCCCTCCGCGCCGATGTTCATCCGCGCCGACCAGGCGGGTGCCACGGACCTCAAGGTGCCGCTCGTGGTGTACGGCTACGCCGCCTACACCTTCGACCGCTACACCAACGGCGCCGGCAAGGTCGCCGGTACCGGTCTCGTCACCCCGACGTTCTGAGTCGGACCGCTCTCCAGCCCGTCCCCGGATTCCTCCCCGGGGGCGGGCTGGCCTGGCGGCCCGAACCGGAGCACGTCAACCCGACGAAGGAGTGAGCATGAGCGAGGAGACCCCCGAGGTCGAGACGGCGGGCGAGATCGAGACGGCGGGCGAGGTCGAGACGGCGGGCGAGCCTGTCGGCGACGGATCCCTCAAGGGCGAGATCGTCGGAGACTTCCACCTGGCACGCTCGACGATGGTCGAGGCCCTGCTCGCCGAGCGCGCCGGGTACGCCCGTCGTGGCCTGGCGGACCGTGTCGCCCAGGTCGACGAGCAGCTCGCCTACCACGGGTACCAGGAGCCGCCGCAGGGCGGCGAGGTGCCCGTGAAGGCGCGCGGTCAGCGCACCGCCAAGGGCTGACCCGTGCCCGACCTGATCACCCTCGCGGAGGCCAAGAGCCACCTGAACATCGAGGGCGACGCCGACGACGCCGAGCTCACGACGCTCATCGGCGTGGCGTCTGATCTGGTCGAGGAGTACGCGAACCGGGTATGGCGGACGACCACGCTGACCGAGTACCACGACGGCGGGACACCGGACATCGTCCTCGGCCGCTCACCGGTCGCGTCGATCACCAGCATCACCGACGACGGCGGGGTCTTGGACTCCGCCGACTACCGGCTCACGTCCGCCACCGGGCTCGTGCACCGGCTCCACAGGAGCTTCCTCGGAGGGCGCCAAGGCGTGACGGTGATCTACGTCACCGGGGCGACGACGCCCTCCCTGGTGAAGCAGGCGACGAAGGAGACCCTCCGGCACCTGTGGAAGACCCAGCGGGGCACGCTCGGCGGCCGCAAGCCGCTGGACGGGGACGCCCCCTCCGCGGGCTTCTCGCTGCCGAACCGGGTCATCGAACTGCTCGAGCCCCACACGTTCAACGGGGGCATCGGCTGATGGCCTCCTCACGCTACGCCGAGACAACCACCACGCTGCTCACGGCCCTTCGAGCGTCGACGGCCCTCGCCGCGCTCGACACCTTCATCGGCGACGGCCCCGCGGTCGACGACGAGTACCCGCGGCGAGCCATCTACGTCGGCTGGTCAGGCGACGGCGAGGACGACGTCGCCGGGTCGTCGTCCCAGGAGTGGCATGACAACGGGCCCGGCGCCGCGCGGGACGAGATCATCACCCTCACCTGCGTGGCCCGCGCCCAGACCGGCGACAACGACCTGCCCGGCATGCGCGACGCGGCCCTGGACCTCCTGGCCGAGGTCGAGTCGATCCTGCGAGCCGATGTCGACCTCGGCATCGCGGAGGTCATGCACGCCGAGGTCGCCGGCTTCACGGTCCACCAGTTCAGCGGCGAGGACGGCGTCGGGGTCGACGTCGTGTTCACCATCCGGTTCAAGGCCCTCATCTAGGAGCGCTCATGCCGCAGTTCCGCAACATCAGCCCCGACACGCGCTGGGTGTCCGCCGGCGGCGGGCGCACGGTGAAGGTCGAGCCCGGAGAGCTGGTGACGATCACCGACGAGTCCGTGATCGCCGGGCTGCAGCTCACCGACACGCACCCCCAGCCCCTGTTCGAGGCGGTCACCCCGCCCGCAGCCAAGAAGCCGGCTCCGGCCGGGAAGGAGTAGACGATGGGCATCGGATCTGGGCTCGCCTCGCAGGTCGGCTTCGCCGCGGAGTCGACCTGGGGGACATTCGTCGCCCCCAACCGGTTCGTGCACCACAAGACCGCCCGCGCCGACCGCATGTCGACCCGCGTCCAGGGGCAGGGCATCGCCGCCGGCCGGATGGGTCCACTCGCGTCGCAGTACGCGGAGACCTCCATCTGGGGCGAAGGCGCCCTCACGTGCGACATCCCGAACAAGGGCATGGGCGTGCTGTACAACGTCCTGATGGGCGGGTCGGTGACCCCGTCCGTTCTGTTGGGCACGGCCTATGCCGCCTCGTTCCCCCTCGCCGACACCTACGGCAAGTCGCTGTCGTTCCAGGTCGGCGCACCGATCCGCGATGGCTCCAGCGTCGTCGCCCAGTCCCTCGCGGGCGGCAAGATCCTGTCGGCGGAGTTCTCGTGCGAGGTCGGCGGCTACCTCGGTGCGGCGTTCGAGATCGACGCCAAGACGTTCTCCACCGCCGAGACGCTGGCGACGGCCTCCTACACCGGCACGCGCCTGTTCAAGGGCACGCAGATGGCCCTGAAGATGGGCACCTACGCATCCGAGGTAGCGATCTCCGGGGTCAAGGCCGTCACCTGCAGGATCTCCAGGCCCCACGACACCCAGGACTTCACCGCCGGGCAGTCCGGCGCCAAGGCCCAGCAAGTGCTCAACGACAAGGCCGAGATCACGCTGACGATCGTGGCGGACTGGCTGGCCAAGGCCACGTTCCAGGACCTCGCCCACGGTGTCGCTGCGACGTCCCTCGTGTGGGAGTTCGTGGGCCCGCTGATCACCGGCTCGTACTACGAGACCTGGCGGCTCACGGTCCCGTCGGTGAACTTCGCGCCGGCGACCCAGGGCGTCGACGGTCCGGGCGAGCTCACGAACACGTGGACCGCGACCTGGACCGACGACGCCACGAACCTGCCCACCCTGTACACGATCTCCACCGACACGACCCTGTAGCCCGATGGGGCGCCAGTCCGACAAGGGCTCCCCGCACGTCATGGCGTCATGGGACGCCGCGTCCCTCGCCGCCACCATGCGGATCCTCAAGCAGCTCGACGCGGACCTGTACAACGGGGTGCGGGACACGATGCGCCGGGAGGCCCGGCAGATCCTCGAGGAGCAGCGCCGCGCGGTGCGGGGCCTGTCGTCGGCGGGCGGGGCGTCGCGGTGGGCTGCACTCACTGGCGGTGTCGCGCGATCGGCCACCGCGCAGAGGCGTGCCGAGGCCGCGGAGCGCAAGCATCGGGGGCTTCGTGAGCGGGTCGCGCGCGGCCTGAAGATCGAGTACCGGGAGCGACCCACCGCGCACCGCAGGTTCATCGGGATCCGGGTCCGCATGTCCGCCAACGCGATGCCCGACGGGCAGGAGCGCATCCCCAAGCACATGAACTACGGCGGCTGGCGTCACCCCGTGTACGGGAACCGCGAGAACTGGGTCATGCAGGAGATCAGCCCTCCGGGCTGGTTCGACGGCACCTTCGCGCGGATGAGAGACCAGGCCGCGGCCGCCATCGGCCGCGCGATAGACGAGGCGTTCCGCAAGGCGCAGCAGTAGGAGGACACGTGCGGATCCACATGACCATCGGGGACAAGTCGTACCCGTTCGAGCTCGGCTCACTGCTGGTCTCCGAGGCCCGGCAGATGAAGCGCTGCATCGGCCTGACGTCCAAGGACCAGCTCGTGCAGGCGCTGCTCGAGGAGGACCCGGACGCGATCGCGTTCATGTGGTGGCTGGCCGCGCAGCGCGCCGGGGAACCGCTCCCGGGCACGTTCGCCGAGCTCGACTTCAACACGGTCGACGTCGTGTTCTCCGCCGACGTCGAGCCCGAGGCACCCTCCGCGGCCGGGGAGGGCGCGGATCCCGACCTCCCTACTTCCTCCAGCCAGGGCACGGAGGCCCAGACCTAGACCGGGACATCCCGGCCTACGGGCCGATGTTCCTGCACCTGTTCCACACGACGGAGCAGGAGCTCGAGTCCTGGCAGGTGGACGCGTTCTACCGGTACGTCGACTACGGGCTGGCGCTGCTGCGCCACCGAGAGCACCCCTGATCGGACGAGAGGAGCCCACTGGTGGCAAGCCCCAACCTCTCAGGGTCGATCACCTTCACCGACGGGGCGTCCGCAGTCCTCCGCCAGGTGCGGGGCGAGGTCGAGCGCACCAACGCCACCGCGACCAAGGGCGGCACGGCCGCCGCGGGCTACGGGGCTGCCTGGGGGAAGGCCGCGCTGGGCATCGGCGCAGCGACGATCGGGGTCGGAGCGCTTCTTCGCGGCCTGCAGGACGCGGCCGAGGCCGCGGCGGAGGACCAGAAGTCCGTCACCCAGCTCAACACGGTCCTGGGCAACCTCGGCATGGCGGGTGCCGCCGCGGACACCCGCGAGTGGGTCGACTCGATGCAGATGGCCCTCGGGGTGTCCGATGACCTTCTCCGGTCCGGGCTGCGCCCCCTCATGGCGGCCACCAAGGACGCTGCGAAATCCCAGGAACTGATGGCCCTGGCCCTGGACATCCAGGCATCCGGGTTCGCGAACGGGGAGGCAGCAGCCAAGGCCCTGGCGCTGGCCTACGGCGGCAACACCACGGCTCTTCGCCGGCTGAAGATCCCCATCGACGACGCGATCCTGCAGTCCAAGGACTTCACGCGCATCACGCAGGAACTCGCGCGAGTCGTCGGCGGCTCGGCCGCGGCCGCCGCCGAAACCGCCTCCGGGAAGTGGGCCCGCCTGAACCAGGCGCTCGGGGAGCTGCAGGAGTCGGCCGGCACCGGCGTGATCGACATGTTCGAGTCGCTCGACTCCGCCATGGGCGGGACCGAGAAGTCCATGACGGTGCTCCAGGCGGCTGGCGACAACCTCGAGCAGACGGGGCGGGGCCTCGGGCTCACGGTGCAGTTCCTCGCCGAGGGTCTCAAGCTGACGAACCCGCTCGTCCGACTGCTGGGCGACAACATGGGCGAGGTCGTCTCTCAGACGGCGTTCCTGAATGGATCGTTCGCCAACCTGGCCAACGGCTTCGACATGATCCGGGCCACGCTGGACTCCACCTCCGACTCCTACTACCGGATGATCACCCTGCTCACCGACGCGGAGATGGGGTACCGGGACGCCGAGGGCGCCATCCACATCTGGAAGTCGGGTGTGGAGACCGTGGTGCCGGCCAGCAAGGCCGCGGCCGACGCCCTGGCCGAGTCCGAGGGCTACTTCGCCGACTGGGCCAAGGAAGTCGAGAAGAGCAAGGACGGGGTCACCGACCTCGCCCGCGCCATGGGGCTCCTGGACGCTCGCCTCAACCAGCAGCAGGCGCTGCAGTCGTGGAAGGACGACCTCAAGAGCTACCTCGAAGAGCCCTCCGCAGACACGGCCCGCGCGATGGCGTCCTCGTTCATGGGTGCCGTCGACTCCTTCAAGGAGGGTGGCCGCAGGCAGCGGGAGTTCATCGTCGAGAACTACGACGACATGGTCCGCGCGATCAGGAACTCCGGCATGGGCAAGGCGGCCCAAGCCGAGCTGATCGACCCCATCACCGACGCCTACAACACCGCCCGCCGGCTGACCGCCGTCCTGGACGCACTGAACGGCAAGCACGTCTCCGTGTCCGTCACCATGTCGCAGTTCGGCGCCGCCGCCCCCTACATCCTGAACCAGCCCGTGCCCGACCCGCCGAAGCCCTGGGCGACCGGCGGCCTCATCACCGGCCCCGGCACAGGGACTTCCGACTCCATCCCCGCGCGCCTGTCCAACGGCGAGTACGTCATCCGCGCCGCGGCCGTGCGCAAGGTCGGGCGCAACGTCCTCGACGCCCTGAACTCGGAGGGGTTCGCGCGCGGCGGCCCGGTCGGCAGGAACGTCGCCGGCGCGATCCTGCAGTCCGCGCGCCAGGTCCTCGACCCCGCCTACCTCGACTGGGCCTCCCGCGCCCCAGCCGCGGCCCCGACCCGGGGCTGGTCCGACCTCGACGAGCAGCTGGCCAGGGAGATGGCCGACCGGCACGAGCAGCTCCTCAACGACGCCAAGCGCGCGGCCGAGGAGCAGCGTCGATGGGCCGAGGAGCAGGCGCGCGAGGAGGCCCGGCGGGCCGAGGAGCTCGCCCGGATGCAGCAGGCCGCGATCGACCTGATGCAGGACGCCCTCGACGAGGCCATGCGGACCCGGGACGGGCTCGCCAGGACCATCGCGCAGGCCGGGATGGACTATGGCTCGATCACTGGCTACGACCCCGGTGGCGACGACTGGGCCGCCCTGTCCCGTCGGGCGCCTGGAAGCCCCGGCGCCGGCGGTGCCGCCCAGGGCCCGGCGTCGATCAGCGGGTTCATGGCCGGGCGGCTCGAGCGGGTACGGGCGTTCGGAGATGTTCTCAACCAGCTGTCCAACGCCGGCCTCAACGCCTACACCCTCCGCGAGCTGTGGGGACAAGGCCCGGAAGCGGGCTACTCCCTGGGCAAGGCACTCCTGGACGCCGGCGTAAACGAGGTCGCCCAGGTGAACACCCTGCAGATGGCGCTGGCCCAGCAGTCCGCCAGTAACGCCGCGGCCGCGGCGAACCGGATCTACGGCGGGTACGTCGGCGGCGCCTACCGCGAGTACAACACCGCTGTCGCGGCGAACGGCGGGGTCGACCGCACCCCAGTACAGCTCGTCCTCAACATCGATGGACGCCAGTTCGCCACCGCGGTGTTCGAGCTCGATCGGCTCGGGATCCAGCTCCCGTGACCAAGCCCCAGTTCAACATCCGGGCCCTGATCGGCCTGGACGACTCGCCCCGGTCCGATCCGGCCGCGATCACGTGGACCGACGTCACGCAGTGGCTCCGCCTCCGCGACGGCGTGTCTCTCTCGACGGGGCGGCAGGACGAGACCAGCCATGTCGGTGCCGGGCTCGCGGCCTGCGCCTTCAACAACAGCGACGGCAGATTCACCCCGGAAAACACCGACGGCGCCTGGTACCCACGCTTCAAGCACCGCCGGCCGATCCGCTTCGAGCGGTGCCGGTACGACGCTGAGTCCCTGCTCGCCCAGGCCGTGCTCTGGCTCGACGCCAACTACGCGACCAGCGGACAGACGGTCCCGAACCAAGGCACGGGTGGCACGGCGCTCGACGGGCTGCTCGGCGGCTCCGCGTCGGTGACGAGCAACGACCCGACATTCGTGGCCTACACGGGCACGCCCTATGTCTACCTGCCGGGTGTCTCCCTCAATGACCTCAGTGCCGCCTACGACGCCGCCTACAACGTCGCGGACGACTTTGAACTCATCATCGACGTCGCGCCGACGGACTGGACTCCCGCGGCCAACGTGACGCTGCTCAGTCGACGCAACGGTGCCAACTCACCGCTCCAAGTGGCGCTCCTGACAACGGGCGTGCTGCGCCTCAATGTCTGTACGGCGGCGGCACCCACAACGATCCTGTCCTACGACTCGACCGTGGCGACCGGCCTCACCGACGGCACCCGGAAGGTCATCAAGATCACCCGCGCCAAGACTGCGGGCGAGCTGAAGTTCTGGCTGGCCGACTCCGTGTCGGGCACATTCACCCAACTCGGCGCCACGGTGGCAGCGACCACGGCCACGCTGACGACGAACACCGACCCGGTCTACTTCGGCTCACGCTCGGGCAGCAACGACCCCATGTCCGGCATCGCCTACCGCGCCATCGTCAAGAACGGCATCGACGGCGCCACCGTCCTCGACATCAACACCTCGGTCCTGACCTCCGGCGCAGCCACCTCGTTCACCGCCACCACCGGGCAGACCGTGACCATCAACCGCTCCACCTCCGGCCGCAAGTCCGTGGCCGTCGTCGCCCCCTGCTGGCTGCTGGGCACCGACGACTACATCGAGGTGCCCGACAACGCGCTGCTGGACTTCGGGGCGAGTGACTCGTTCACGGTGCTGGCGGTCACGAGACAGTTCGCCAACATCTCCGATGACACACTCGTCGCCAAGGCGGCCAACGTCGGGTCGACGATGACCGGGTGGGCGCACTACCGCTCCACCGACACATCCGATCGCCTCGGCGACGGTGCCGTGCGCGTTGCCACCGCCACGCCGCCCATCACCACAGGCCCGCTCATCACGTCGGCGTTCGTGCGAAACGTTGCCACCGACACGGTTCAGTCGTTTGCCAACGGTGTCGCAGGGACGGCATCCACAGACACCACCACCGGCAGCCTCGCCAACTCCGAGGTGCTGCGCGTTGGCCGCCTGTCCGGCGCGGGCACGTTGTACGCCGACATGGAACTCGTCGCCGTCGCCGTGTTCCGCCGGGCTTTGACGCCAACCGAGATCGCCACCATCACCTCGTACTTCCAGAGCAGGGCAGCTTCCACGGCTGCCGGCCTGCTCCCCTTCACGCCGCTGTGGACCGGGTACATCGAGCAGATCGTCGAGGGCTGGGACAACGGCGTCCAACCCATCGCCAGGATCCGCGCGGTCGACGTGATGGCGTTCCTCTCCCGCCAGGACAGCACCCTGCGGGCCCTCGCAGTCGAGGAGCTTGCCCACGACGCTCCTGCCCTGCTGTACCCGCTGAACGACTCGGCCGGGGCGACAGCGGCCGGAGACCAGTCGACGTCCCGCAACGCAACCCTCGCAGTCGCCCAAGCCGGCACCGGTGGAACAGCCGTGTTCGGCCAAGCCTCCGGCCTCGGAGCGGACCCCGACGAACCATGCCTAGTCCTGACCCGGGTCGACGCGAGCAACGGCAAGTACCTCACCCAGACCTTCAACCCGCTCCCCGCCCTGTCCGGGCTGACGGGGGTCACCCTCGAGGGCCTGGTCTACCTGCCCGTCTCCGTGCCCGGCACCGTCCGGGCCCTTGAGCTGGCTCGCTACGCCTCGTTCGACCTGCTCGCCGTCGACCTGGTCAGCGACGCACCGCGGGCCACGGTCACGATCGGCGGCACCACCGTGACCACGTCCGCGGCCAGCGCGATCAACGACGGGGCCTGGCATCACCTGGCCGCCACCTACGACGGCGCCAACCTGCGCCTGTGGGTGGACGGGGTGAACGTCCAGACCGCCGCGGCTGCCCTGGGAGCGTTCACTGGGAACATCCTCACGGTCGGGGCGACGAACGGGGCGACGCAGCTGGCCAACGGCTGGTTCGCAGGGATCGCCGTCCACGCAACCGCCCTGCCCACAGACCGGATGGCCGCCCGAGGGGCCATCGTGACGGGGGCGGAGGGCGACACGAGCCAGGAGCGGTTCGACCGCGTGGCACGCCTGGCCCTTGGCACCTGGGCCGAGTCGACCTCCACGGCCACGCCAGCGGCCACGATGTGTGCGCAGCCTTGGGCCGGTCAGCGCCCCTCGACGCTGCTAAACCAGATCGCCGCCGCCGAGCGGGCACCGGTCTACATCTCCGGCGCTGGGATCCCCGTCTGGCAGGCACGATCGGAGCGGGCACCGTTCGGGGCACCGCTCGAGGTCCACGCCCGCCAGGTCGACTCGTCCACCGGGTTCTCCACCTCGAACTTCGGCCTGGTCAACGTCGCCGAGTACACCCGCCCCGGAGGGGCCCGCGTCCGGGTCAGCGACCAGGCGTCGATCGACGACCATGAGAGGGCCGTCGACACCGCCACGATCTACGTCGACAGCGACGAGCAGCTGACCGCCGCAGCGAACGCGGCCGTCAACGCCCGCAAGACCCCCAAGCGGCGAGCGGGTGCACTCACCGTCGACCTCGTCACCAACGCCAGCCTCGCCGACCAGCTCCTGGAGCTCGAGGTCTCCGACGTCCTGCGTGTCACCGACCTGCCGAGTGGATCGGTGACGCAGCTCGACGTGTTCCTCGAGGGCTGGACCGACACCATCAGCGACCGAGCCTGGGCACGGACCTGGAACACCTCCCCGCTGCGCTCGGGCGGCCAGGTATGGCGGCTCGGAGACCCCGTCTATTCCAAGCTCGGCGTCACCACGATCCTCGGCTGAACAGGAGACCCCATGGCCGGCACCCCCACCTGGACCGAGCCCCGCGACTGGGTCGACCAGGAGGAAGTCGACGCGGACATCATGAACGAACAGGTCCGCGACAACCTCACCTACCTCAAGGCCTACGGCGCCGACGGCGGCCTCAACCCCTTTCTGCTGATGGGAGCGTGACATGGCTGTCGCCAACGCCCGTCTGGGCAAGCTGCAGGCCAACGGTGCGATCGGGACCTACGGCACCATCTACGGTCCGGTCGCCGCCGGCGCCTCCGTGGTCGCGTCCACGCTGTTCGTCTGCAACAAGAGCACTTCCCCCCAGACGTTCCGCATCGCGATCGCGACGGACACGACCCCGGACGCCGACGAGTTCATCTACTACGACGAGACCGTGCCGGCGAAGTCCACCGTCCCTCTCACGCAGGGCATCTGCCTGGACGCCACGAACAAGTACCTCATGGGCTCCGCGTCCTCGTCCGACGTGATCTTCACCCTGTGCGGGGCTCTGATCAGCTGATGGCCGTCACCACCCCAGCCCGGCGACGAGCCGGGCTCCTCACCGTGGCCGCGAACACCAGGCCCAACGTGTCCTCCACCACCGGCAGCCCCACGACCGGGTCGACCACGGCCGACGGAACCACCATCGACTACTGGCAGTTCACCGCCAACGGCACGATCACCTTCGACCGTGAAGGTTGGATCGACGTCGTCGTGATCGGCGGCGGCGGCCCGGGATTCGTCGCCTGGGCGTCAGGCGGCGGAGGCGGCGGAGTCATCACCGAGCGCGTCTACGTCACGGCCGGCACCACCTACGCAATCACGGTCGGCGCCGCATCGACGAACGCCAGCACCCTCAACGGGAACCCCTCACGATTCGGTGACCTCATCGCCCTCGGAGGCGGCTACGGCGCCGCGACTGGCAACCCGGGCGGATCCGCGATGGCCGCTACCGGTGGGGGCGGCAACACCACTGCGACCCCGACGATCTCCGGCCAAGGCTTCCCAGGCTCCTCGTCCTACGCCGGCGGAGGCGCAGGCGCCGCCGCATCGGGCACCGCGGGAGGCGCAGGCCTGGCGACGTGGGCCGGCACCTTCGGGGCCGGGGGCGGCACGACCGGAGCCGCGCCAGCAGCGAACTCAGGAGGTGGCGGCACGGGAGCGAATGGCAACGGCGCCGCCGGCGCCGTGTGGGTGGGGATCAGGAGGGCCTGATGGGTCAGCTCAGAAGCAAGACGAACCGGAAGGGCGTCATCGTCAACGGGGTCACCCTGGGCGATCCCCCGATCACTCGCATCGACGGCTCCCCGCTTCAGGCCGGCGACAGCCTCATCGACGACGCCTGGTTCATCTTCGACCACCCCTCGTTCCCGAACGGTGTCGTCTACCCGAACGGTGCCGTCGACATCGACGAACCCCAGGAGGCTCCGTGAACGACGAGGCATGGCTGACCGCGCTCGTCGGGGTGTTCGTCGCGCTCGTCGGGTTCGCCGGCGGCGTCCTGGCCCGGCGCGCGTCCCGCCCCCTGGCTGACGCGCAGGCGGACAAGGCGGAGGTCGAGACGTTCCAGATCGTGGACGACATCGCCCGTCGCTGGATCGAGGAGCTGCGGGACAAGGTCGCCGAGCAGGAGCAGCAGATCCTCGCCCTGCGGGCAGAGCTCGCCTCCCAGCGGGCCGCGCACCGGCACGAGGTCCAGGTCCTCGTCAAGCACATCGGCGTCCTCGAGCACCACATCAACGACCGCAAGCCCCCGCCCCCACCGCCGATGCCGGCGCTGGGCACCTGACCGGAAGGACGAGCATGCCCACTGCCCCGAACCCGATCCCCGCTCGCGTGCGAGGCCGCATCTTCGTTGTCGCGATCATCGCCGGCGGCGCGACCGGAACGATCACGATGGGAATGGCCGCGGCCCACGTCCCCGGGGAGTGGATCGCCGTCGTCGCGTCCGGCCTCGCCGCCGTCGGGACGATCGCCGCGGCCCTCGCGCGCGCGAACCTGACCCTCGACGACCCCAAGGACCCGAAGTGACGGTCCTGGACGTGTGCCGGGTCCCCGACGGGCTCCCGAACGATGTCGACCTGGACCTGGAGGACCCGGACGACCCGGGCCTGCGGGAGCTGCGGGCCGCGTTCGGCGTCAAGGGCTCCACGTTCGCGGACGACCTCGAGCGGGCCCTGCGGGAGGAGATCACCCCGGGGAAGCTGTTCTTCTGGGCCGGGTGGCGCACCCGCGGCAAGGGCGAGTTCGGCAAGGGCCGCCCCGTCGCCCTCCTCCTGCATCACACGGCGGGCGCAGCCACCGCCTCCCGCGACCCCCGGAACAAGGGGAACAAGCGCGGCGCCAACAACGGGGTCCTGCGCTACGTGTCGAACCACCCCCAGTTCGGGGTCCCCTGCTCGAACTTCTGCCTCGACCGCGACGGCTCCCTGTACGTGATGTGCTCGGAGTGGACCTACCACGCCGGCCTCGGCGACTTCCCCGGCACCGACACCTGGGACGCCCTCGGGGTGCCCGCGAACCGGGGCAACGAGTGGCTCCTCGGCGTCGAGATCGTGTCCAAGGGAATCGTCGACGACCTCACCGACGCCCAGTGGGCCACCCTCGCCCAGCTCATGCGGGCATGCGCCCGCGCCGCCCGCTGGAAGGGCGACACCTCCGTCCTCCGTCGGCCTCAGCACCGGGACTACGCCGGCCGTCGCAAGGTCGACCTCAAGGCCTCCAACGCGACCGTGACCAAGCGCCTCCGGCAGCACGCCTGACTCGGGGACGGACCCGTGGCGCTCGCTGACCGAACCGCACCGGCACAGCGCAAGGGCCCCGGCTGCACCGTCTGCCACCTGCACCAGCAGCTCAAGCCCGAGGACCAGGTCGAGTTCACCCGCCTCCTCGACGAGACCCCCCTGACCGCCAAGCAGATCCTCGCCCTGCTCGCCGAGGAGGGGTACGACGTGTCCTGGCTGCAGCCCCAGATCCTGCGCCGCCACCGCTCGCGCGAGTGCTTCGGGAGGATGCATGGCACTGTCTGACCGGGCCCGCGAGCTCGCGGCAGCCGAGTCCACAGCCACCCAGGCGCAGCCCGCCCCGCCCGGGTGGCGGCCCGGCGTGGAATGGGACGGCACCTCCGGCACCCTGACCACCGCCCTACTGCCCGCCCCGCCCACGCACTGGAACGAGCTCCTCGCGGTATGGGACCTCGACCCGGCGGTGTTCGAGGTTGTGGAGCCGGTGCAGTACCGGGCGTGGGACGGCCCCGTCGCGGGCGGCGGCGTGCAGCGGATGTTCTACTACCGGGCCACGATCCGGCGCCGCCGCGCCGGCCTGGACGTCGACGAGCTCGTGAAGGCCGTCGGCCGCCGCAAGCCACGCCCCATCCCCGTCGCCGTGACGGACCTCCCCTGGTTCCTGGTCGCCACTGCCGACACCCAGCTCGGCGACGGGGAGACGTCCGCCGTCATCGACCGCTTCCAGGCCAAGACCCTCGCCGCCGTGGCCCGGTTCAAGGCCCTCGCGAAGGCCGGGCGCTGCTCGAGGGACGTCGTCCTGCCCTGGCTCGGCGACTGCATCCAAGGCACGGTCACCTCGGCCCCCATCCTGAAGAACGACCTGAGCATCGTGGAAATGCTCCGCGTCTACCGCCGCCTGGCGCTGTGGCAGGTCCAGCAGTTCATGAACCACGCCCGGGTCACGATGGTCGCGATTCCAGGAAATCACGACACCCCGCTGCGCCACGGTAAGACGCCCGCCTACGACGCCGACCAGTCCTGGGCCGTCGAGGGCATCCTGCAGGTCGCCGACGCCCTGCGCCTCGCCGGCCGCGACGACGTCCGCTTCATCTACCCCGAACCCGACCGGTCCACCGTCACCCTCGACGTCGCCGGCACCGTCGTCGCGTTCGCCCACGGCCACCAGTGGCAGGGCCCCGCCTCGAAGATCCACGCCTGGTGGGCAGGCCAGTCCCACGGCCGCACCTCCCCAGGCGCCGCCGACCTCCTCCTCACCGGCCACCGGCACCACTTCTACGCCGAGGTCGCCGGCGGCAACAGGCTCGCCGTCGTCTGCCCGCCCCTGGTGTCCTCGTCCGGCTACTGGACCGAAGCCCGCGGCGACGACACCGCCCCCGGTCTGGTCACGATGCTGGTCGGCCAGGGCAGCTGGTCCGGGCTGGAGATCCTGTGACCGACCCCTGCGCCGCCGGCGCCTGCCCCACCTGCGACCAGGACCCGGCCGCCGGCATCGTCGCCCAGCGAGCCACCATCTACGGCGACCCCCGGCCCAACCACGAGCGCATCGCCGCCCTGTGGGCCGCCTGGCTCCACACCCCAGTCAGCGCCCACGACGTCGCCTGGATGTTCATCCTCGCGAAGGGCTCCCGCTCCAAGGCCAACCCCGCCCACGGCGACAACTACGTCGACGCCCACGGCTACCTCGACATCGCCGAGGACCTCCAATGACCTGCATCGTCGCCGTCGAGACCACGCGCGGCGTGTGGATGGGCTCCGACCGGGCCGGATCCGACGGGTACACCATCGGCCCCGTCACCTCCCCCAAGACGTTCCACAACGGGCCCCTGCTCATCGGCTACACGTCCTCCTTCCGCATGGGCCAGCTCCTCCAGTACGCGCTCCAGCCACCCGTCCACGCCCTGGGCTGGGACATCGACCGCTGGGTCGCCACCGACCTCATGCGCGCCCTCCGCGCCGCCTACGCCGACCACGGCTGGGACGCCGTCCACCACAACGTCGCCGAAGGCGGCAACTTCCTCCTCGCCATCCGCGGACGCTGCTACGAGATCCAGTCCGACTACTCCTTCCTCCGCTCACCCACCGGGGAGTACGCCGTCGGATCAGGCTGCTACCACGCCCTCGGCTCCCTCCACGCGACCCGCGACTGGGCCAAGCCCAAGGACCGGGTCCTGGCTGCCCTCGAGGCAGCGGCCGAGCACGTCGCCACCGTCGCCGGCCCGTTCGACGTCGTGAGGCAGCGGCGCGACGACTGACCGCAGACGCATTGCTCCCCGCCCGCCTCTCACCCGGGCCTGGTGGGGCTAGCACGAAGCCCCCCACACCGCGGCCGCTGAGCCGGTGTGGGGGGCTGCCTCGCTTTCAAGCCCCCGCTCACCCGTCGAGAGGTTCCGTGTTCCGTTCCCTACTAGCGAGGTTCCTTGCCGCCGGAGAGCAGTCTGTGGGGTACCGTTCAGTGGAGCAGGCTGCCGAGGGGGAGGGGAGCGGATTCGTGTTTACCGTTCCCGAGACCGTCGTGCTGACCGGGGTTTCCCCGGCCCAATTGGCGTACTGGCGGTCGGACCCCGTCATCCTCGAGCCGTCGCACCGCAACCCTAGGCCGATGCGCTACTCCTACGAGGACGTCGTGGCGTTGCGCATGTTCGCGCAGGTTCGCGGCAACGTCTCACTGCCCAAGCTGCGCTCGGCCGTGGCGACTCTGCGCGACATGTACCCCGATAGCCACTTGGCCGCGCATAGGTTCTTCAGTGAGGGCCCGCGCACGATCGTGCACCTGACCGCGGACGGCGACTTCATCGACCTCGTGGAGCGGCCGAGGCAAGGTGGGTTGAACATTGTGATGAGCGACATCTACAGCGCCTTCGTCACCGATCGTGGCCGACGCGTACCCGACCTGCTTCGGCCGACCAAGGGTGTCACGATCGACCCTGCGGTCCGATCCGGCGTGCCCTGCGCGGACGGCTCCAGAGTGCCCTACACGCTTCTGGCCAGCTTGGTAGTCGACGGCTTGTCGACGGACGAGGTCATTGACTTCTACCCTTCCGTCACCCGCGAGGGCGTCCGCGGCTCAGCTCGGTTCGCGGGACAGGTCGCCGAGGCTGCGTGAACGTCTTGCTCGATGAGGACGTACCGCGTCCTATCGTGCCGGTCATTGAACGCCTGTGCCACGCCCACACGTTCGACACTGTCCATGGTCTCGGATGGTCGGGCAAGACAGATGTGGCTCTCTACCGGGATGCCCGCAAGCGCAAGTTCGAGGTCATGGTCTCGGGGAACACGGGACAGCTCCGTTCGCCCGATGAACTCGAAGCGATTCGCAAGAGCGGCCTCCACGTCATCTACTACGAGCAGGGGGACGGAAGTGGGGGCGCGATGCGCATCGCCGCTGGCATCCTGGGCTCGCTTGGCGCGATCCTCAGTGAGCTCGTGACTGCCACCGAGCAGACGATCGTGAAGATCCCACTCCTGCGAGCCAACCGCCACCTCGTCATCGACAAGGCTGCCCTCCCCTACTGGCCTCGCTGACGTCCCTCGTCGGCGAGCAACTCCCCGCTGACCCAGTGCTCGTACAGCAGCCCCTCCCGGGTGTAGCGGACGAGCCCGGTCCACGTGCCGGCGGCTTGGTCGATCCACCGCCAGGCGAGGAGTCGACCGTCCCATGACTCGACCCGCGCTGGGTAGGGCACTTGGCCGACCCATGGCGGGGCGGGCGGGCGCTCGATCGTGGCCCGGATCGTCACGGGGCACGGGAGGGAGGGCACAGGCGCGCAGGCTAGATGCCCGGCCCGACTGCTCGACACTTCTCTAGCCCCCCTTGACACTTGACATAAAGGGGGACTAGAGTGAGACTCGTGAAGCCGATGAAGACCGCGGACGTGGTCAGGGCCCTGCGCAAGGCCGGATGCGTCGTCCTCCGTGACAATGGAAGACACACCGTCTACCAGTGCCCGTGCGGGCAGCACGCCGTGCCCATTCCCACAACGCACGCGGACGTCACGGCCGGCGTCCTTCGGGACGTCGTCGCCAAGCTCGCCTGCCTGCCGAAGGGATGGCTCCAGTGAAGACCTACACCGCGACCGCCACGCGCGAGGGCCGCTACTGGGTCATCGACGTCAAGGGTGTCGGCGTCACCCAGGCCCGCAACCTCCGGGAGGCCCACGTCATGGCCGCCGACTTGATCAGCGCCGTGCGCGACATCCCAGCCACCCAGGTGAACGTGTCCATCGCGGCTGACCTCGAGCCCGAGATCGCCCGCCAGGTCGCCGAGACCAAGAAGGCCCTCGCCGCGTTCGACAAGGCCCAGCGAGACATCGCGCGCCAACAGCGCAGCGTCGTCGCGCGGCTTCGAGGAGCCGGGCTGACCGGCGCCGATACAGCCGCCGTTCTCGGCGTCTCACCTCAGCGCGTCTCGCAGCTGGCCCCCAAGCGTGCTGCCGCCCGAACGAAGCGCGCGACCAAGGCCTGATCCCCTCCGTCAGAGCCAACTGATAGTCCTAGCCCATGGCCAGTCGCGGATGCGGGAAGCGCAGGTACCGGGACCGGATCGGAGCACTGTTCGCCCTCTCCCAGACCGCGCGCCGCCAGCACACGACCCACGCTAGGCAGGAGCAGCGCGCCTACCCGTGCCCCGCCTGCCGGGGCGCGTGGCACCTGACTAGCCGACCCGCCGCCTGACCCCTGTCAGACCCCCCGAACACACTCCGGTCATGGCAGCTCTCACCGACCAGGACAAGGCGATGCTCGACTTCGCCGCCCTGTGGTGGAAGCACGTCGGCGCCCAGGAAGCCGAGATCAGAAGCCGCTTCGACTGCACGCCCACCCGCTACTGGCAGCGCGTCCACCACCTGGCCGGTACCCCCGAGGCAGCCCTGTACGCCCCTGCGACCGTGAACCGGCTCCGCCGCATCATCGCCCGCGGCCGCCACGCCCGCCGCCTCGCCAGCTGACGACCTTCACAGGCACGATCGTGCCGATCAACGCACGATCGTCGTGCAGTCCCTCAAGTAAGGGCGGTCACAGGCACGATGCTGCCGGCGGCCCCGGCGTCAGTCGGACTCGGGCTGCGCCGCGGGACCTGGTGTCTGCGGGGGAGAGGCGGTCGTATGCATGGTGGCGGCGATCGCGTCGACCGCCTGCGCCAGCGTGTGGATCCCGATCGCGAGAATTGCGAACCCCAGCAGCGTCCCCGCCGCACCGACACTCACCCAAGGACTCATCTCGTCCGGCCCGAACGCCCGACCCGACGGGTTCAGCAGCCCCGCCACTGCCGCGACCCAGCCCGCGACCATCAGCAGCAGGCCCCACCCGATGTACCCGGCGGACCTCGCTGGCCTCTTCACAGCCATCGCTTCTCCTCCTCGTGACATCACTGACATTGCCGGCATCGCCATGGGCGATGCCGTTCGACTACCGTGCCCGCGCGGCGATCTTGCCGGACATGAGGAGGATGCCGACAACGAGGAGACCGCCACCGGACAGCAGTGCCGTGGCCGAGATTCCAGCCAGATACACCCCGGAGTTGGCGGCGACGTCGGCGAACGGGTTCCCTGCCGTCGACAGCCGCGACCAGCGCGAGAACTCCTCGAGGGCCAGCCAGCCAGCACCGGCGCCGCCGAGCATGAGCAGGATCGCCAGGCACAGGACGAAGATCCCGGCACCCGACAGTGGATTCACAGAGCCTTGCGGAGTGGTCATCGTTCCCCCTTCATCACGCCACGGCGTTCACCGCGGCGACCAGCGAGTCCTCGTCGACCAGTACGTACAGGGCGGTCGTCGTGGGGCTGGTATGGCCGAGCAGCATCTGCACTGCCCGGAGATCCTTGGTCGCCCGGTAGGCGCTTGTAGCGAAGCGATGACGCAGGGAGTGGGTCGTGTGACCGCTGAGAACTGCCTCCACTCGTGACGAGACGTAGTCACGGCTCACGTGATGGTCGGGATCCAGGGGAGACGGGAACGCCCAGCCAGTGAACTCGAGCTGGGGTGCGAGCAGCGGGTGGACGGGCACCCTCCGCACCTTGGCGCCTTTCCCTAGGACCCGGAGCCCTGTCTCACTGACGTCGCGGGAGTTCACTGCGGCAATCTCGGAGAGCCGCAGACCGGCGTATGCCCCCAGTGTCAGCATCAGGCGCGTCGCCTCGTCAGCCTTGGCCAGCGCGCGAGCCAGGACAGCCTCAGGGACCGGCTTCGGGACTCCCGCCGGAACGTGGATCGAGCGGGCCAGCAGGGTTGGATCATGGTCCACAAGGCCGCGTGCGAGGGCCCAGCGATAGAACGATCGCAGAGTGGCCAGCACCGACTTCCGTGCTTCCGGGCCCCGTCGCGACCGCCCGACATACTCCTCGACGTCGGCCCCCGTGGCGTCGACGAGCGGGTACTCGCGGGCGAACGCACCCAAGATGTACCTGCGCTGCCGGATCGTGGACTCCGCCGTGAACCCCGACGCCATCCACGTCAACCACGCCTCGATCAAGGGATCGGGCGAGCGCCCCCCGCTCATGCCAATCATCAATACCGCCTAGGGCCACCACCGCGCCACCACTTACAGGAAGTTCGTTGCCGTGGTTCACGAGGCGGGCGCGAGGCGCTCCCTTTCCAGCGCCGCTGCCAGCGCGTACACGGGGGCGAACCGCAAACCGAAGGGTTCTTGGTTCGAATCCAAGTGGGGGAGCAGATCGCCGGGCTCAACACCGAGCGCAGCCGCGGCCTCGTACAGCTCCGTCAGCGTCCAGGGCGCACGGCCCTTGATCTTGCGTGACACGGTCGCCTGAGTCACTCCCAGACGTCGGGCCAAGCGCTCCTGTGTGATGCCGCGCTGCCACATGCGCAGGTGCAGGTTCTTGCCGACTTCCGCATCGATGGTCATGCCATGACTGTATGTCATTCCGCGCCACAAGCAAGGATTAGCCAAGGCTATTTCGTGTCGTGTGTTGCCATTTCATACGCACAGCGCATAACGTCCCGTCCGTGCCCACCACCCAGCCCACCGGCGTCGAGTACCTGACCCCAGCGCAGGCGGCCAAGCGACTCGGAGTATCACCCCGCACCCTGTGGCGATACCAGGATGCCGGCCGCGTCCAGCCGGTCCTACTGCCGTCGGGCCACCGCCGCTTCCTGCTGTCCGACATTGACGCGCTACTGACCGTCGACACCACCCCACCCCAATCACCTGTCGCGGCCCAGCCATGAGCCCCAGCACCAAGACCCGGGGCGGCGGTGTTCGCGCCGCTGACCTCTCCCGGCCCAAGGACAGCCATGACGGCGCCTGCTCGCCCGAGCCGCACCAGCACCGCCGCCCCGACCCCCACTGACCCCGGTGGGGCGGGCTCCGGCAGCGCAACGCCCCCGCCCCACCGGCCCCTGAACGGAGGAACCCTGTGAACGGACTTCACCTGCTCACCCTGATCGCGGGACTCGCAACCGCCTACGGCCTGCACGCACTCGCCCGCCTGCTGTCCAGGCGGGCCGCGGCCAAGGCCTACGACCAGGCCGTCACCGACGCACTGCTGCTGCTCGCCGAGGACCGGGCCGTCCGCGCCGAGCAGCACGCCGACGACGCCCAGGTCCTCCTCAACAGCATCCTCGGCCACCCCGCCACGCGGGACCGGCAGCTGACCGTCATCCCCGGCGGTGCCCGTTGACCCGCGCCTTGGCGACCCTGCCCGAGGCGGTCGGCTGGACCCTCGTCCTGGTCCTTGCCCTCGTCCTGGTCCTCGTCGCTGCGGTCGGGCTGCTGTGGCTGGCTCGCTACGCCGTCGCCTACGCGGACGCCCGGCGGAGAGACAAGGCGCACGCCGACCGCTGGCGCGCCACGCACCGGCGCAACCAGGACCGAGGCCGGTACGACTACGACATCCCGGGCAGTCCCGAGTGATGCCAGCCCTCGCGGCTGCGGTCACGGCCGCCGCCCTCCTGACCCAGCCCACACCGCCACCCGCGCTGCTCGGTGGAGGTGTCCTGCCCGCGGACCGGGCATGGTCCGTCGAACGCCCCAGTCGCGGCGTCGCGGGCAGCCCCGTCCGACGGGCGTCCCAGATCCCCACCTGGATGCGGTCATGGGCTGCGTGCGTCCTGGCTCGTGAGTCCGGCGGCACCCTCGATCGGCCGTGGTCCGGTGCGGGTGCCGTCAACACCGCCGGGTCATCTGCGCAGGGAAGGTGGCAGCTGCTCGACACCGCATGGCGGGTCAACGGCGGGATCCACTTCATCGTCGCCCGCCGGCTCGCAGCGTTCGGCATGCCCGCCCCCCAGGTCCGCGCGGTCCGCGAGTACGTGCGCCGCACACCCATCTACCGCTGGCCAGCCCCACTCCAGGACGTCGCGTTCATCCAGATCGTCACCGAGGGCGGCGCGCACCACTGGGCCGGACCCGGGTGCGGCCTCCCGGAAGGTGCCCGATGACCACGACAACTGTTACGACTCAAGAGCAGTACGACGCGGCGATTGAGGCGGGCCGCGGCGACGCCGACTGCGAGATCATCATCAACTCGCCTCGCGGCGTGTGGATCCACGTCGGCGACACCGGCTCGGCCAGCGTGCGCGCGTTCGGCTCGGCCAGCGTGCGTGCGTTCGGCTCGGCCAGCGTGCGTGCGTTCGGCTCGGCCAGCGTGCGTGCGTTCGGCTCGGCCAGCGTGCGTGC